TCTTGATGATGGTGGCTGGAGATGATCCAGATGAAGGCATCACGGTGTCAATGTGGAAGGGGCCAACCGGGACTCGACTGATGCCGATCCCTGCCATGTTTTACTTCATTGAGGATGACAACATTCGGTACGGGTCTGTCAGCGATGACGAGCCAGTGGACAAGGAGCTTGCAGAACTCATGTTGGCTCAAATTGGCGCTTGGTATGGTGCGATGGACAGGCGTATTGAGGCGCACATTCCCACAGTGCGTGACACATTTACCAACCGCCGGAAGATACAGCAGGGAAAGCTGCCAACCTACGACTGGACAACGGTGTGGATTGAGCCATCTAAGCCCCGCCAAGAGTCCAAAGGGGGCACGCACGCATCACCCCGACTGCATGAGCGCAGAGGCCACCTAAGAAGGCTAAAAACAGGCAAGAACGTCTGGGTCAAGTCCTGCAAGGTTGGTGACGCAAGCAAGGGGGCGATATTTCACGACTATGCAATCAAGGAGAAGAACACATGAAGATCGCATGGACTTTTATCATTGTGATGCTGGTTCTTTTAACCATCAGGAGCTGCGTATGACCGACTGCAAACACCGCTGGGAACCGACCACATTCGGCATCAAGTACCGCAATCCGGGCAGCTACTGGTATCAGTGCAAACGCTGCAACAGCGTGATCTGGACAATACTTTTGGAGAAAACATGACGCTAATAGACAGAGCCTGTTACGAGCGTGGGTGCGCTTGCTATGACTCCCGTGTTGACCGTGACGGTGTTGAGGTTGTTCAGCGCAAGTGGGTGGGCCTGACGGATGAGGAACGAATCATGTGCCGCAGCTACGACCCCGAAGAAGCTGTCGCCAAGACCGAGGCCAAGCTGCGGGAGAAGAACACTTGACCACGACCAACAAGGGAGTGCTGGTAACCAAAGCATGGGAGGCGCTGCATGAGTTCGGGAAGATCACCGCGCAGGAGTTTGCAGACTACGCCGACATCGGCAGGTATGACGCTCACGCCGTGCTCAACCGCATGGCCAAGCGCACCAAGGATGGACTCAAGCGTTTGCACGTGGCCGACTGGACATACGAGCATGACGATGCAAGGCGCTACCCTCGGGCAATATTCATGATCGGTGACAAGCCGGACAAGAAGAAGCCCAAGCCCAACATCACCGACAACAGGCGCAGGCACGAGCAAAGCAAGAATCGAATGTACCGAATGAATAGTGTGTTCAACATGGCGCTTCCCCGCGATAAGATCAGAGAGATAAGGAAATCATTGTGAAATGTAAATGTCACCCCGACTCGCCCTTCCATTGGGCGCACAATCCACGCCCAAGTATATTTCTGCAAGACTCGGTGTTCCGTGCCAAAGGTGTAGCGCCAACCACCGATTACAAAGCGTTCGGCATTTACCTCCGAGCCATGCCACACGTCAAACCTTTCCCCAACAAGCACGAGCTATGAAATGCCCCCTGTGTAACGCCCCCACGGACATTGAAGAAACACGGACAACCAACAAAGGATACGTAAGGCGAAGGGAGTGCTTCAACGGGCACACATTCAGCACGGTGGAAGCTGTGTTGACGGAACCGAAACTGAAGCGTTTACCTGCCAAGCGCCTTGAACTTGATGCCCCTGTGCACCGCCGATCAATTGAACGCAACGATTAACCAAAGGAGCCAACATGACACCGATCCCCAACTCAGCGCAAATGGAACTGTTCCCCGAACTCCCCCCAACCCTCACCCCTGAAGAAGAGCAGGAGCTGCAGCAAATGATAAAGACGAGCCGCTTGAACAAAGGCGTGAACGGCACCTCGGCCGATGACATGCAGGTCAGTGGCAACCACTACAAGGACATGCCGATCCAGCCTTGGCACATCATGGAAGCTGTGCTGACGCCCGAAGAGTTCACAGGATTCCTCAAGGGCAACATCATCAAGTACAGCCTGCGTGCTGGGCGCAAGGACGGCAGCGATGACGCAGGCAAGGCCAAGCACTACATGCAGAAGCTCGAAGAGTTTCGCGGGGTCTGACATGGCCCAAACACCTGAAGGCAAAGTCAAAGCTGCTGTGCGCAAGATATTGGACAAGCTGGGCATCTATCACTTCATGCCCCCGGGCATGGGGCTGGGGCGCTCAGGCATCCCCGACATCATCGGCTGCTACAACGGGGCGTTCATTGCCATTGAGTGCAAGGCTGGCAAGGGTAAGACCACGGTGCTGCAAGAGCGTGAGCTGCAACTGATCAAAGACTCGGGCGGGTTCACCTTCGTGGCCCGTGAAGATAACTTGGAAGAACTGGAAGGAAGGCTACTGCTATGGACAAAATGACACGAGAGCCATGCGATTTTGTAAAGCTGGTGCTGAACCGTATGGACACCAACCCCGATGAGTTCGAGCGCTACGGACGATGGGAATCGTTGTGCGAATCACTGGAGCGCTACGCTGGGGCGTATGACGACAAGAACACCGTGAGTGGTCGCAGCGTGCTGTGGGCGTACGATAAATTTGAAATCGACCTGATGCTGGCCAAGTACCGGGAACTCTACCGTGACCGCGAGTACAAGGCCATGCTCAAGAATCTTTTGATGGGTAATGAACCGAAAACGGGTTTCCTGATAAAACCCGGATACCAAGGCATCACACCCCAACAACTGTTTGCCAATACCCCAACCACCGGGCCTGTCGGCCACGTGGGTGTCACCATTGCCAATACCGCCTCCTCCACGACCAGCAACCCCCAAATCCGGTCGATGATTGATGATGCGATCGAAGCCAAGATGATGGGGTTCAAACGTGGCTAAGCTGATCACAATCGATTTTGAAACTTACTACGACAGCGACTACAGCCTGACCAAGCTGAGCACCGAGCAGTATGTGAACGATGACCGCTTCGAGGTCATTGGCTTTGCCTACAAGATCGATGATGCGCCTACGGTGTGGGTATGGGGGGCTGACCCTGACTGGGTGCAGCACAAGCTGCGTAGCCTACCGTGGGCCAACTCATTTGCGCTGGCGCACAACACCATGTTCGATGGGGCCATCATGTCGTGGAAGTACGGCATCAAACCCAAGGGCTGGCTGGACACCCTGTCGATGGGCCGCGCCCTGCACGGCGTTGAAGCTGGGGGTTCCCTCAAGGCGATGGCCGAGCGGTACGGTGCGGGCGTCAAAGGAACCGAGGTGCTGGATGCCAAGGGCAAAAGAACCCACCAGTTCTCCCCCTCCCAGCTTGTGCAATACGGCGAGTACTGCAAAAACGACGTGGAGCTGACGCACACCATTTTTCACAAGATGATGGCCGCAGGCTTTCCGCCTATCGAGCTCAAGCTGATCGACCTGACGCTGAAGATGTACGTGGAGCCCGTCCTCACGCTGGATAACCGGGCGCTGGAGCTGCACCTCGAAGACACCGCTGCGCAAAAGCAAGGGCACTTGGTCAACGCGCTGAGCGCCATCGGCCGCAAGGACTTGGCCCTCAAGCAAATCCTCGGGGATGAAGAGACCCGTGCTGGCATCCGCAAGGAGCTGATGAGCAACCCCAAGTTCGCGGCCATCCTTGAAGCGTTGGTGGACGAAGACGGCAAGCGTGTTGTGCCAAAAATCCCGATGAAGATCAGCATGACCACGGGCAAAGAGACGTACGCCTTTGCCAAGAGCGACGAGCAGTTCAAGGCCCTGCTGCAGCACGAGGATGTCCGTGTGCAGTCGCTGTGCGCTGCGCGTCTGGGTACTAAATCCACGCTGGAAGAATCACGCACGCAGCGTTTCATCGACATCGGGCGGCGTAACGGGGTGTTCCCCGTGCCGTTGAAATACTATGCGGCCCACACAGGGCGCTGGGGCGGTGCGGACTCTGTGAACCTGCAGAACCTGCCAAGCCGTGGACCCAACGCAGGCAAGCTCAAGAAGGCGATCCTCGCCCCCGAAGGCTACGTGTTCATCGATGCGGACTCTTCGCAGATCGAAGCGCGGACGCTGGCATGGGAGGCTGGGCAGGATGATCTGGTCGAGGCATTTGCGAAAGGCGAAGATGTTTACAAAATCATGGCAGCAGCTATATACGGCAAGGCTGAAGAAGAGATTACAAAAGAGGAAAGATTCGTGGGTAAGACTACGATCCTCGGCGCAGGGTATGGCATGGGGGGTCCGAAGTTCCAAGCTCAGCTCAAGACATTTGGCACTGACCTGTCCACCGACGAGTGTGCACGGATTATTTCGGTCTATCGTTCGCGCTACCCAAAAATCCCGCAGCTTTGGCGGGAGTCGCAGGAAGCCTTGAGGTGCATGACACGGGGCCAGACGACCAAGCTGTGCCGCAACGACCTGCTCACGGTGAACGACAAGGGCATCCTGTTGCCCAACGGCCTGCACATCTTCTACAACGGCATCCGTGAGGTGGCTGATGCAGAGGGCAAGCGACAGTTCGTGTACGACACTCGCACCGGGCCCAACAAAATTTATGGCGGCAAGGTCGTTGAGAACTTCACACAGGCTGTGGCAAGGTGTATCATCGGTGAACAAATGCTGAAAATCGCCAAACGGTACAAGGTTGTCCTTACCGTGCATGATGCCATCGGTATCATTGCAAAGCGAGAAGAAGCCGATGAAGCACGTGCTTATGTGGAAACCTGCATGCGTTGGGTTCCTGCGTGGGCCGAAGGGTTGCCTGTTAACTGCGAAAGCGGCATGGGAGTGAGCTATGGAGATTGCTGAAGAAGACGTTTACCACTATCAAGTAGATGGAGTGTCTTTCACCGGGCTTAGAGACGAGGCAATTTACAAATACTTCCACGGTGGCGTGCCAATTGAGGAAATTGCTCGTGTCCGTGGGTGTAGTGTTAGCCGCATCCATACTCTTGTGAAACGCCAAAAAGATGCATATCACCTTCAAGCGTACGGCGCTCGAATACAACAACAAAAACAGTTCGATAAGGCTATGGTCAAGTTGGACCCCACCGGTAATTCAGCGGTGACTATGGCCTACCTCCAACCACTACGCGGCTTTTTGCAAGCCGTTGCATATGACAAATAAAATTCCAGCATGGAGCTTCAGTAGCCTGAAGACCTTCACGACCTGCCCCAAGAAGTTTTACCACGCCAAGGTGGCCAAGGACGTGAAGGAGCCCGAAGGCGAAGCTGCCCTGTATGGCAAGGAGGTGCACTCCGTTGCTGAGTTCTACGTGCGTGATGGCAAGCCCATCCCCGCCAAGTTTGACTTCATCAAGCCCGCGCTTGATAGCCTGATCAAAATCCCCGGTGACAAGCACTGCGAGTTCAAGGTGGCGCTGACCGAATCCTTGGAGCCATGCGACTTCTTTGACAAAGAGTGCTGGTTCCGTGGTGTGGCTGACTTGCTGATCATCAACGAGGAAAAGGGCGAGGCCCGGGTCATCGACTACAAGCTCGGCAAGTCGAGGTATGCAGACCTTGGCCAGCTCGAATTGATGGCGCTTGCTGTGTTCAAAATCTTCCCCAAGATCACCGTGGTCAAGGGTGGGTTGTTGTTCTTGACCGAGGGCAAATTTGTCCCTACAGTCTATGAAGCGCAGCAACAACACCGGTACTGGGGCAACTGGATGCCAACGGTCACCATGCTGGAAGGCGCGTACAGTTCAGGCGTGTGGAACGCAAAACCCAACGGCCTGTGCAAACAATATTGCTGGGTGACGGAATGCACCCATTGTGGAAGGAAGTGATATGCCGTTCGTAAATAAACCAAGACCGTATAAGAAAGAGTACCAGCAACAACTGGCACGAGGGGAGAGTGAAGCAGATGCAAGACGTAAAAGAGAGAACGCCCGCGACCTGTATGACCGAGAAGGTATCGACCGCAAGGGCAAGGATATTGACCACAAGCGCCCTTTATCTAAAGGTGGCAGCACCAGTAAAAGCAACCTGCAGCTCAAGACAGCTTCAGCAAACCGGTCGTTCAGTCGCAACAGCGACCACACCGTGAAAAAGAATAAACCCAAGTAGTCTTGGAATACGCAGCGCGTAAGGTATGAGTGGTGCTGCGGGGGTGTTTAGAGATTTGAACCCTAAAACCATATCAGTTGAAGGCCCCGCCCTTTCGAGGGGTTGATTCAACCGACTGGCACCCGCAAGGTGCCGACCCCAGACCCGAACGTGGATTCCACTTTCGGGATATTCTGCATTGGAGAACACATGGAAATCATTCAAGGCAAGGCCCTAAAACTGCGGCTCAAGAACCCGCACAAGGTCTTGAGCGTTATCCCCAAGAGTGCGCTGGTCGAGGACGGCCCCGTCAGTACAGTGATGGTTCACTGGGGGTTGGAAGAAGCGCAGGTTCTGAAGAACCTCAAGATCAAGAACGTACCGTCCCCCATCATTGCCAAGTACGGATGGCCCGGTATCTACGACCCGTTCGCACACCAGAAACAAACCGCAGCTTTCTTCACGCTGCACCGCAGGGCGTTCTGCTTCAACGAGCCCGGCACCGGCAAAACGATGTCAGCCACATGGGCGGCAGATTACTTGATGAACCTCAAGCAGATCAAGCGTGTGCTGGTCATCTGCCCCTTGTCGATCATGCAGTCCGCATGGCAGGCCGACATCTTCAAAGCGGCGATGCACCGCAGGGTGGGCGTGGCCTACGGCAGCAAGGAGAAGCGGATCAGGATCATCGAGTCGGATGCTGAGTTCGTGATCATCAACTTCGATGGCATCAGCATTGTGGAAGACCAGATCGCTGCGGCCGAGTTTGACCTGATCATCATCGATGAGTGCAACGCCTACAAGACCGCATCCACTGCACGGTGGAAGTCGCTCAACAAGATCATCAAGCCGAGCACATGGTTGTGGATGATGACAGGCACACCAGCGTCACAGTCCCCTCTGGATGCGTACGGTCTGGCCAAGCTGCTCAACCCATCCGCTGCGCCCCGCAGCTTCACGCTGTACCGCGATCAGGTCATGACCAAGATCACGCAGTTCAAGTGGGCCCCGAAGAGGGAGGCCGAGCAGATTGTCAGCTCGCTCCTGCAGCCAGCGATCCGGTTCACCAAGGACCAATGCCTTGACTTGCCAGACCTGCTGTACACCGAGCGTGAGGTGCCCCTGTCCACGCAGCAGATCAAGTACTACGAGAAGCTCCGCAAGGTCATGGCCATGCAGGCAGCAGGAGAAGAAGTCACCGCCGTCAACGCTGCGGCCAAGCTCAACAAGCTGCTGCAGATTGCGTGTGGAGCAGTCTATTCCGATACTGGTGAGGTGGTGTCGTTTGACTCTGCCAACCGCATGAGCGTGCTCAAGGAAGTGATCGAGGAGTCCAGCCACAAGGTGCTGGTGTTCGTGCCATTCCGCCACACGATCGAGATTCTGTACGAAGAGCTGCGCAAGGATGGCATCACCGTGGAGGTCATCCACGGC